ATGTTAACTATTTCTATCGTTCCTCCAGTTGTTAGTTTATTTTCCATGTCGTATAATATGGACCTGTTGGTGAATGTTGTGTTTACGTATGCTGATTTTACAAGGTAGTAGAAGTCTTTTTCTTGTTTGTTTGCATAGAAATTTTTGAAGATATCCAAGTATGCTAGGCATGGTACTGCATTATTCATTAATATTGTGTCTAAAAACCCGCTTTTCATGCATCTTTGACCCATGTATGCTAGTATACTGCTAGATGAATATGTTAGGTGCGTGCTGTCTGTTATTGTCTGAGTTGTTACTGTTTGTTCAATTTGTGGTAATTTGACCTTGCTCATGTCCAATCCGACATTTAGTGCATTGTTGTGTAGCATTGCGTTGTATAGTCTGAATGGCGCTGTAAAGATGTCTATTTGCATTTTGTAGCTACCGAATAGTGGTCCTACTGTTGGATGCGTCATTACTTTAGTATCAATATCAATGTCGAATGTATCTCCTGGTAGCCCTATTAATTTCATACATGGTACCAGCGTTCCTACACCCATGCTTGACCTCCAGGCATATGATAAATTGTGTGTACTTCTGTTGTAGGTTTTTAGGTCTATTTTCATGGAATTTCCACCGCCTAGTGTGTTCTTTCCGATTGATTTTGTGATGCTCATTTTTCTTCTTGTTTATGTTTTATCTCTTCGTGAATTGTAAACATTTCTGCTGTCATTGCGAGAATCATGTCCCATTTTGGTGTGTCTATGTACTCTAATGCTTCTGTTTTTGTCTTGAAGTGCTGTTCTGTTGCTAGGTGCTTCCCTACCGTTATGATGAAGTCGTTTTGTTCCTCGTTCGTTGGTCTTACTATAAATAAGTCTTTTATTTCCATTTTATTCTTTGTTAAAAAGTTTTACGCTTGTGCTGTCCGCTGTTGCTTCTCCGCTTGTTTTGTTCTCGATTGTTTGATTGCTTCCTTTGTTGTTTTTGCTAATTGCTATCATGTTTGTACAACTTACTCCCAGCCATGTCAGGATAGCTGATAACACGGCTACGATAATGTTTTTAATTAGTTGTTTTGTTTTGTCACTCATTATATATTTTTTTTATAGTTTGTATCTCCCAGCTATTTTTTGCAAGTTCCTTTTCCCATTTTGCGATTTTGCTTAAATTGTCCTGCATTACTATTGTTCTTACTTCTCCCGTTCGGGCGTCCACGATTTCGCAAACCCAGTTCCACATCATAACTCATCTGTCTTTTAATGATAAAATTATTATTAACATGATAACACTTATTGTGAGTGTTGTTATTAAATATCCTTCCATTGTTTCTCGTGAAACATTATTCAAATGCTTTTAATAGTTTTTTTTGTAGTAAACTTTCTACTTCCCTTAGATTTTTTGTGTAGTAAACTTCCTCGAAGTTATCTATTGTTATTATCCAGCCTTTGTCTGTTTTTGTTGCGTAACCTACATTATCGCCCATTTTTATTATACCGTATTGTTTTTCTCCTGATGTTTCTAATTGTTTATATCGTCTAAGATGTATCGTTTCTGGCTTGTATGCTTTGAAATAAATATTTCTGTCCATAACTTCTATTTTTTTTGATTTGCTTCAAATTTATTGTATTTTTCCCGAAAGTACCAAAAATCTTTAGATTTTTTAAGATAATCGCAACTCTGTTGCGTTACAAGGGTATAGGGACGGTTAGTCCCGATAGCGTTAGCACCTTAGACAACTTCCACCTGCCGTTTGTTTTGTAGTTCGATTCCGTCGCACAGAGTGCGAGCTTCCTCTGCTCTTTTCAACCATGCCCACGTAAAATTATCTGATACCACCTGCTGACAACTATCTTGCATGTTATTTGGAAACCCCGCTATCATTATAATTTATATATTTTTCTTTTAAATATATATCTATATGATGATAATAGCCTGTTAATATTGTTCATAACTCTGTTAATAGCTTGAAATACAATTATTTAAGCTGTTAATAACTCTGTTCATAACTTTTTATAACTTCTGCCTTTAAAATTTGCTTTTCTCAAAACTATTTATATATAAAAATCAATTCTTAATAATGTGTTAAATTCTCAAATACTTTTCAACAACTTTTCAACATACTTATTAACCGTTTTTGTCCACTTATTAACACAAAAAAAGCGGTTATTAACCGCCTTTTCGTTGTTCTTTTTGATATTCTTTGAGTTTTTGAAGTTGTTTTTTATGTCGTTCTCTTTCCCATTCCTCATAGTTTTCGTTGTATAATTCTTTTGCTCGTTCCCGGTAGTAATTCAGGATATTGTTGTATTCTTCTTCATTGTCTATTGATACCTTTTCGCCGCAAATATATCTGTATCCTCTCTCTTGTTTTTCTATCCAAAGCTTTTCACGTTCTTCTTCTGAATATATTTTCTTTCTGTAGTATTCAGGTAAAGGTAATTCCTGGCCATTAGGTAGTAGGTAATGTTCGTTTGTTTCTTTGTTTTCCTTGAACTTATTGCGTATGCTGTTAAAACTATTTTCATAGCCTTTTCCGATACCTGCGCTGCATAGTATTATTCCTATGTAGTTTCTGTCTATTGGGTTTTCTTTTAGCATGTATTTAACGACATAGTTTATTGTCTTACTATTGCACATGTTTCCTTGGAATACAAATCCGTATTTCCAATTATTGCGTACAAGTTCGGGATCTCCCCAGCAAATTCCGTGTAGATGTATTCTCCCTGTGTTTTCTCCTAGTTCTGTGATAAACCAGTGTTTTATTGAATGTTTTGTTTTCTTTCTGATTCTTTCTAGCATTCTTTTGACTGCCAGTTTACAAATCGAATCTCTGTCTTTTTTTGTGCTGTTTGCCTTAAGTTTTTCGTATTCTTCGTTTGATATTGTTAATGTCCAGAATGTAGCTTTTTCGGGATTGTTTTTGATTTCTTCATTTAACCTTATTACCCATTCTCTCTTCCTTGCTTTCCTGCATTCTATGCATCTACCGCATTTTGCTGGTACTAATAATAAACGCCTATCTTCACAGACAGGCGCTTTAAAGTTATTTTTTTTGTTTGGTTGGTATTTTTTGTTTTGTATGTATTTAGTATATAAGCACATATTTATTTTCGTATTGTTTTGCCGAAGCCAGCCCATTTTCCGAATATTGCGCTGATTATTGCTGTTAGTAATTTCCCGTATTTACCTTCTCCTCCTAAATCGTTAATTAGGTCGCTTAGTGCTTTGTCTTGTTCGAATTGCCATTTCTGTATAGCTGTTTCGTTTTTTGCTTGTTTAGCTTCTTCTACCATTTTGCCGAATACCGCTATTTTACCGTTGGCAATTTCATCTAATGCGTCTGATAGTTTTATCGCTACCTCTTTGTCGTTTTTAGCTTCTTGGTATTCTTTTTGTGATATACCGTAATCGGCTAACATTCTTTGTAGTTCGTTTTCTTTAAATAATTCTGAAAATCCTTTTGTCCACACGGTTGTGCCGTTTACTTCGCCTTGTAGTGTTATACCTTTTCTTAACTCGTTCAGGTAGTTGTTGAATTCTATGTTTTTGCTTTCTTCGTTTGTTTTGTGTATCTGACTTGTGAGTGATTCTATTCTTTTTTCTGATTCTTTTACCTCTTGTTTATTTTTGGCTGTTTCAGACTCTATATTTTCTGTGTCAACCGTCATCAGTTTTGCTGCTTCTGCATTTGCTTTTGCCGCTTGTGCTTCTGTTAGTTGTTTTTGCGCTTCCATGGTTTGCCATTGTATTGCCATTCCTACCCCTGTTGATGCTGGCAGACCTACACCTGCTGCACTTCCTGCTCCTGCTGCGCTTCCTCCACTACCACCATTTCCGTATAGTAATGCTGGGTTTAGTCCTGCATTTTTTAGGTGTTCAACTTGGTTTTCATAGTTTGTGTAATCCCACATTTCTTTCGATAATTCTGTGCTGTATTGCGCTTGTTCCTTGTTGTATTTAGACTGTAAAGCCATGTATTCAAGTTGCCTTTGATGTTCTCTTTCTTCGGCTTCTCTTGCTTTCTTTTCTTTTCTTGAGCCTAAGCCTAATAGTGAGCCTATTCCGCTTAATGCTCCTGTGACTAGTCCTCCTACACCTCCTGTCAGACCTCCTAGTGCTGCGCTTCCTAATGCTGTACCTATATTTCCCATTTTTCGTAGCTTTTTTTAAAAGCGTTAGTTACTTAGTTCATATATAAGAGCACACACGTACTATCGTGTGATTCTTTAGAAGTAAGGGACTTAGATAAGTCCCTTATGCTCATACGTGCTCTGCCGTTATTCTGCTGGTTTTGTTTCTTCAGGTTTTGTTTCTTCAGGTTTTTTTATTCCTTTACTCTTAGCGATTTTGCTTGCGTTTGCTAAGTCCATTGCAGATTGTGCTATTTCCCATCTATCTGTTCTGATGTCGTATTCTGGTCTTACTCCATCCTTTTTCTCTGTATAGATAATTGGCGCACCGTCTGTAATTGGTTCGTTATTTTCTATTAGTTTTGCACATTTTTTTTCAATGCTTTGTCCTTCACTTGGTTCTATGTAACCTATGAATGTTGGCTTGTATTCTGTTTTTTTCATTGTTATAAGTTTGGTATTTGTTTTGCACTCATTACTCTTCTCGATTCTATTCCGAATCCTATTTGTACCCAAAAATTTTGGCTCTCTGTTGTTGTTTCAGCGAATATATAATTGTATTTGCCTGGGTCTATGTAACTTGTGTTGTCTATTTTATTGCTTGTGAAGTCTCCATTTTCAGGTTCGAATATTCTGTTTAACACCATGAATGCTTCATTTCCGTTTTCTGCGAATGTTCCGTATGTTTTGTTAAAGTTTGTCATATAGTTTATCCAGGCAACACTCTTTCCATATGAAACTTCTCCGCTTACCCAACCTGCTTCCCAGACTGTCAATAAATCCTGATAGCCTATTCCGTCTAATGCTGGTTTATGTAAGTCGTTAAGTGTGATTAGTTCATTATCCCAGTCATTTCCCTGGCAATAGTCTACTCTTGGTGTTATTGATGCTATTCCGATAATATAACATGGTTCATTTACTTTAATATGTAGTTTACCACCTTTTTTTTGAGTGTTGATTCCTCTACCTGCTAGTGTTCCTAATGGCTCATCACCGCTTGCTGAATTTGATACTATTTCCTGAAATTCTATTTCAGTCGATAATCCTCCTTCGTACATTGGTGTCTCTGTATGCATGTTCCAGCTAGATGTATATACAGTTTCTACCCAATCTTGGTAAGTTCCTCCGCTGACTGCAATTCTGTTTAGCATATCATATACTTTTTTCGATAGGTTTAGCTGGTCTATTGTGAATTTGTCACCCGTTGTACTGATAGCTGTTATTGCATTAATTCCGTTGTCCCCGTCTATCCATTCAGTATTTATCCAATTATTAAATATGTCAGATTGATATGTCTTTAGGATTAGCCCGCATCCTGCTTCCTTTAAGTTTAATATTCCGTTTGCTTCTCCTAATACGTCTTGGAAATATTTGTTTGTAGTTCTATCAATCTTGAATCGAGTTTCTCCTGCTTTTAATATGTTTTCTCTCAGCTCGTCTAGTGATGTAAGTCCTGCCTTCTGTATATACGAGTTGTTTTTGTATCTTGCTTGCTCTCCAAATTTCCAATATTGCCCTCTCTTGAATGTTAGTAGTACATTGCTCCCCTTTTGCGTTGCCGTCCAGTATTTGTTAATTTGTGTGCTGTTGAGCCATTTACTTGTGTTTCCTTCTGTTTCAGTTCCATATACTTCACCTGACGAGTTCCATTGTTCTAGTGTCATGTTAACTATTTCTATCGTTCCTCCAGTTGTTAGTTTATTTTCCATGTCGTATA